CCACCTCCGTCGCGCTGGCGCAAGGGGGGGATATGATCGGCGCAGGGGGGGGGATGAGCAAACTGCCTGATGGGCGATATAAGAACAGCGTGTTCACTAAGATGAAGCGCAAGGCCATGAACTCCTTCTTCTGCCGCACCGACCGACCCTTCGAGTTCAGCGGACGGATCAACGAGGATGTCAACGCCTATGTCGGGCTGGGAAGGACTGGGGCGCTCTTTGCCACCGTAGCGCACGCACGGCTCACCCAGGTCACTACACAAGCCAGCGACGGAGGGATGTCCGACATCTACCGGGACGGAGGGACCTTCGTCAAGAGCTTCTACACCGTCCTCGCCAACCCGAGTTGCGTCCGGGTGGAACTCATGGGAGCAGTGAATCCGAGGCTCCACCATTCAATCGACTGGAAGTGCGCCGTGCCGAAGATCGTCCGCGCACAGAACCAGACCAAGCAAGGCAAGAACGGCGCGTGTGATAGGACAACCGACAGGCATTCCACAAGAATCAAGAGTGATCGGAAAAACTGGTCCTCTACAGAGACCCAACAGAGAGGGTAGTATGATGCGGATGCCGATGGATGGGAGGGGAACCCCAAGAGGCAGGGACCACGCCCAAGGATCTGCGCGTGGAACCGTGGATACAGGGGCCAGGAGGCCGGATCAGGGCTACGCAGCATCGCCGTGGGCGCGGCGTCTTGGGAACTTTGCCCCCCTCTCCCTCCCCCTCGATGCCCCTCTCTCCCTCCCCCTCGACGCCCCTCTCGACGCCCTCCTACCCCTACCCTCCCCATGAAGATCAAGCACGAGAAGCTCGACGCCCTGGCCCTCGACCCGGCGAACGCACGGCTGCACGACTCGCGCAACCTGGCGGCGATCAAGGCCAGCCTCGAAGCCTTCGGCCAGCGCAAGCCCATAGTGGTCGCCGGCGGCGTGGTCGTGGCGGGCAACGGCACGCTCGAAGCGGCTAGGGCCTTGGGGTGGGAGAGCATCGCCACGGTCTCTGCCGATGACCTCGACGAGGCCCAGCGCACGGCGTTCGCCATCGCAGACAACCGCACCGCAGAGCTTGCCGACTGGGACGCGGCGAAGCTGGCCGAGGCGCTCGCCCTGGTGACCGAGGACGGGGACGAGCTAGGCGAGGCTACCGGGTTCGACCACGAGACGCTCGTGGGTCTGATTGAGCAGGAGAGGGGCGGCGAGGTGGTCGAGGACGAAGGCCCAGGTGAAGTCCCCGCTGATCCGATCACGAAGGAGGGAGACCTGTGGCTGCTTGGTGCGTACTGGGAGTGCGAGGACTGCGGGAAGAAGTACGACTACGCCGAGGGCATCGAGATGAAGGAGTGCCCCTGTGGGTAGCCTCAAGCTCAAGAGCAAGCACCGGGTTCTCTGCGGTGACTCGACCAAGGTCGACGATGTTGAGCGGCTGATGGATGAGGAGGTAGCTGATGCAACAGTCACGGACCTCCCCTACGGGATCAAATATCAGAGTGGCAATCAGCGTGGAGAAGAAGGCCACGCGCTCGCTAACGATGACCATATCTCGGATGGCTGGACCGCACCTGCGATAGGGGTGGAGCCGTGGCGTGCGTGGGTAAAGGACAGCGCGGTGGTTGTCCTGACATCATCAAAGGAGGAACTCGTGGAATTCACCGGACTGAACGGCGAGATTGAAAGTGGAAGGTGGCGCAAGGTCTCTCCGTACCAGAATGATATGCGTGAACTCATCTTCGTCATCGGGGAACTAGACGCCTGCTGCGATGTCGAGTATCCCTACTGGCACGACTCGGTCAAGCCTACAGGGGCGGTGGCCTATGTTGTCCGGCGGGTATCTGTTCGTGGGTCAACGGTCTGCGACCCCTTCCTCGGCTCCGGCACAACGCTGATCGCAGCCGAACAACTAGGCCGCAAGTGCTACGGCCTGGAGATCAGCCCCGCCTACTGCGATGTGATCGTCAACAGGTGGGAGAAGCTCACAGGCGAGAAGGCGGTCAACGCCAAGACCGGGGAGCCCTTCTCGCCGTGCTAGGCCCCCACGAGAACCGCCGCCGCCGCCCGGACATCGAGCAACTTGCCGACATGGTCACGGGCCTCGCGGAGATGGTAGGCCGAGACGCCAAGCGGCTACGCCTGGTCGAGACCGCCATCGTCTGCCTGGCCCGCGAGGCGGCGAGCAGGGAGGAGGAGCGCGAGGCACCGCGTGGAGCGGTGCCGAGGGATACCGCCCCGCCCTCCCCGCTACAGGCCGCGAGGCGCAGGGAGGCACGGGAGCCCGCGAGGGGCAAGGCTCGACGGGCAGGGCGGCAGGGGGAGGCCCAGATCGGATTTTCTCGGCGCTCCGAAATAGCACAGTACTCCGCCTCTTTTGTGAGCCTAATTTTGAGACCTTTCCGGCTATTTTTTTTGGGGATTATCCCCAGGCGTTTTTCTCAAAACAAGGGGGGCCGCGATCATGGCTAGGAAGTCCCAATGCACCTTTTCTCCTGGTGACGAGCCTCATCGCTGTTGTGCGAAGAGCAAGACAACGCAGCAGCGTTGCAAGTTGCGCGTGGTTCCCGGTCGCCGGGTCTGTCGGTTCCACGGTGGTCTTGGTGGATCTTATCCCAAGACGGGTCGTTACTCGGAGGGTCTGGGTCGTTTCCGCGAGGCTTACCAGGCTGCGCGCAACGATCCGAACCTGATGGACTTGCGTGAGACGATGGCTTTGTTGGATGTCGCGGTGCAGAAGTCTGTGGAGCGAGCGACTGCGAAGGACACGCCGGAGTTTCGTCGCCGTGCTTCGGAGTTGTTTGTGAAGGCTCGTTCGTCTGGTGACCCTCAGGAGGCTTCTCGTCATCTATCGGAGTTGGGGGAGTTGCTCAAGGCGGGCGTGGCCGACGATGTGGCCTTGGAGCATTTATCGAAGGCAGCGGAGCGTCTTGCTCGGCGTCAGGAGAAGGCTTGGAGCATCAAGCTCGATGCTGCTCAAGCGATCAACGCGAGGGATCTTGTAGCGGTCCTCGCTCGTTTTGCCGACATAGTTCTAACGGAGGCTCCGCGCGATGCCGCATCACGAATCATTCGACGGATTGACGGTGAGGTCTTGGGCTCAGGTCCGGCAGCAATTGGACTCTCGTCTGGGTCTGAAGCCTGACGCGCCGTTTCCTCAATATGTGAATGACCCTGTGGGTTTTGCCCGCGATGTCTTGGGTTTTTCTCCTTGGGGGAAGCAGGAGGAGATTGGTGCGGCGTTGGTGTCGGATCAGCGAGTGACGGTGGTCAGTTGCAACGGTGCAGGCAAGACCTGTTGGGCTGGCCGTCTGGTTCCTTGGTTTTTGATGACGCGGACGGATGCGGTGGTGGTGACCACGGCTCCGACCTGGCATCAGGTGAACTTGCTTTGGCGCGAGGTTCGTTCGGCCTATGCGGATGCGACCTATCAGCTTCGCGGAGATGTGATGACTTCGCGTTGGGACATTGGCCCGAATTGGTATGGGATGGGCTTGAGTACGGACAAGGAGGAGCGGTTCCAGGGGTTCCACGCTCGGGGTTCTGAGCCGGGTGGCCCTGGTGGTCTGCTTGTGATCGTGGACGAGGCTAGTGGTGTCGCGGATCACATCTATGACGCGATGCGTGGTTATCTGACGAGTCCGAACTGTTATGTTTTGCTGATTGGCAACGGCAACCGCGCCGATGGAGCGTTTCACGATTCGCATGAGCGAGGGGACTGGGCTCGATTCTCGATTGACGCTCACGATGTTCCTCCTGAGATCATCTCTCGTGACTGGATCTCGGAGCAGGGCGAGCATTATGGCGAGCAGTCTCCGCAGTACATGGTCCGTGTTTTGGGCAAGTTTCCTCCTCGCGGTGGGGACTACCAGTTGGTTCCTGAGTGGATACTGAAGTCGGCCTTGGAGTGTGAGCCGAGTGAGCGCGGCAGGCATTTGGGTTTGGATGTTGCTCGCAGCGGCACGGACTACACGGTGGCGGTGGTTCTGGTGGATGGCGTGGTGGAGTCGGTGACCTCTTGGCAATCGGATGACTTGATGGACACGGCGAAGCGAACGATGGCGAAGGCAGACGAGTGGGGGGTGAGCGACTGCAATATCCATGTGGACCTGGACGGGCTGGGTGCTGGCGTGGTGGACCGTATGCGCGAGGCGGGGAGGTCGGTGGATGCGGTGGACTTTGGATCTCGGGCTCGCGGCGACTGGAACTGGTTGATCGGCAACGATGTGAAGATCCTAAACCGCCGCGCCGAGTTGCATTGGGTTGGCCGCATGGCTCTGATGAACGGCCACCTGTCGATCCCTCGTGATTGGCGGGCGACCTTATGGCGGCAACTGGGGTGGACGAACTACGAGTACAACGAGCGCGGGATGCTCAAGATGGAGTCGAAGGACAAGGTGCGCGCTCGTTTTGGTTCCTCGCCGGACCATGCTGACGCCTTCTTCTTGGCTCTCTCTCGATCTGGGGGGGCCACGAGGCTTTTCGTGATATGACCGATGCGATTCATTGCCCGGAATGCTTGGAGACGGCGACCCGAGTAGCGGAGTCTCGGCCCAATTATTCTCGCGGCACGGTCGCTCGTCGCCGCGAGTGTCTTGGCTGCGGGTTTCGTTGGACTACTTATGAGATGGACCGGGACCGTGTTGAGTTGTTGGAGGACTTCCTGCGCGGCGCTGGCGGCGGTGCGCGAGGTGATCCTGACCGCTGAGTTATTTGCCCGAACGGGGCGAGGGTGCCGCTTCGCGCTATATGGGGGGCTGCGTTCCTTCTTGCTGGGCGCGCAGGCGTTGCCGATGTGTTATGCATAGGGGTCGTGATCCATGGCTCTCCCTCGCCCCCCCAGAATGGCACGGCACCTTTTAGCCGCCCTTCGTCTGTTGATCAGCGCCCCGAGGCTGGCACGGCCCGCGATGATGAGCGCGACCCGTATGGTCGCCGTGGCGTTGGCCTTGGGGCCGTAACCCGCTCAACCTACCTGGGCGACTCGACGGCGGGCAGTTCGGCGTATCGTTGGACGGTCGGGCTTGGTGGCGAGCCGGATCTCTCGAAGCCCTATGCCCAGCATCCTTGGGTCTACGCTTGTGTCGCCGCGCTTTCCAGAGCGGCTTCGAGTGTCCCGGCCCGGTTTGATCGGCACCTTTCCTCGGGGGAGTGGGAGCAGGATCAGAAGTCGGCTCTGGCGTCGAGCCTGGCTCTGCCCAACCCTCTTCAGAGCCAGCGAAAGTTCTTCAAGGCGCTGGCGGTAAATCATCTCCTGTATGGCGAGACCTTCATCCTTCTGCTGAAGCGCGCAGATGGTCGCATGGTGCCCGTCGATGCGGTCAATGGCGGGCACGGCATGATGAGCCGAATCGAGCAGCCGGAGGAGTATTGGCCTGTTCGTGGTGACTTGGTTGATGCGGTGTTGGATCCGGTCACGAAGCTCCCAGCGGCCTGGCGCTTCGCTGCCTCTGGTGGGCATATCGAATATCCGGCGCACGCGGTAGTTCAGGTGGCCGAGGTCAACCCCTACAATCCTCTGCGCGGAATGGGCGCGATGCAGGCGGCGTATCGAACTGCGGCCAAGGACTTTATCATTGACCGCTACGACGAGGCGCTGCTCCAGAATGGCGGCAGCCCTGGCGGCGTGTTGAGTGTCTCCGGCCCTTTGACCGATGCTGACCAGCGCGCCATCCGAGAGTCCTGGCAAGAGGCGCACGGTCGCCCGGAGAGTCACCGCAAGACGGCGGTCTTGCCCCAGGGCACGGAATACAAAGAGATCGGGATGAGCCCGCAGGCGATGGAGCATGAGAAGCTCCGCGAATGGGACCGCCAGACCATCCTGTCGATCTTCGGGGTGCCTCCGGTGGTTTTGGGTTTGGAGACGATCAACTACGCGACAGCCCGCGAGCAGAACCGCATCTTCTGGGAGACGAGCGTGCTGCCTTACCTGGACTTCCTGTGCGACGAGCTACAGCACAAGTTGGTTGGTCGCATCAACTCTCCAGATTCAGAGCTTCGACTGAGCTTTGACATCAGCGGTGTCTCGGCGCTTCGAGAAGATATGAACGCCAAGGTAGACCGTGCGCTCAAGATATACACGGAGGGTCATCGCTCGTTCAAGGAGTCGGCCAGCTTGTCTGGCTGGGATATCTCCGAGGAGGCCCTGGAGGGCTCCGATGATCGCTGGGTGCCTTCGACTTTGCTCCCTGCGGATGTGGCGGCGAGTTTGACCACGCCGATGGGTTCTCCATCCGAGGAGCCCAGGTCGGCCAAGAGTCTCGACCTTGATTTGCCAGGCGAGGACCAGGCTCCCTTGCCGGAGGCGCTACAAGAGACCCGCGAGTGGCCTGACCACATGAACACCGAAGACGAGCGCGTGGCGTATTGGCGTGAGTATTCCGCCCGCGACGAGGATGTCATCGCTCGGGTGCAGAAGCGAACGGCCCGCGTCTACAGAGAGATGCTTCTCTCTATTCGCAAGACCCTGAAAGAGATCGCTGGCAAGAAGGAGGTCTCGTCGCGCTCCTTCTCGTTCCAGACCAAGGCGTTCACGGATGCGGAGTTGGAGCGCCTCCTTGGCGTCAACTTGCTGGAGTGGAGCGAGATGCTCGCTGGTCAGATCACGCACATCCTCAAGGACTCACAGGTCTCGGCAGCCGGGGCGTTGGCCTCTGAGCTTGGCTTGGCTGCGACAATCTCGACGGTCGAGGATCCTTTCATCTTGGCGTTCTACGCAGACTTCCCGGTGTATCTCTCCGAGGGTGCAACATCGAACCTTGCCCTGGATGTCCGGTCCTCGATTCTGCGCGCAGTATCCGAGGCAGAGATCGGCAGCGTGAACTCTTTGCGCGAGGCGATACGCCTGACGCTGCGGGAGACGCTGGGAGCCGTGGATGGCGTGATGGGCGGCTTGGATGCTCGCGCCGACCGCATTGCCAGAACGGAGACGATCAAGGCGAACAACGGTGCCCGCACGGAAGAGATGAAGAACAATGGCATCGAGAAGCACATCTGGCTTTCCAGTCGTGATAGCGCCGTGCGCGATTCCCACCAGAGTCTTGACGGTGACGAGGTCGAGGTCGGCCAGCCGTT